CAAAACAATATCGATATCAAGCCGTATTTGATATTAATTATTTTTAAAAAGGAGAAATTAAATGGGAAAAGAAGCAAATGTAACGACTGCAAAACCTAAAATCGGCGGTGCGGTTTATTCGGCCCCTCTTGGCACAGCACTGCCAACAGACGCAACAACAAAATTAGATGAGGCGTTTGAAGCACTAGGTTATATTTCAGAAGACGGTATGACCAACAGTAACTCGCCAGAGTCAGAAAATATCAAAGCTTGGGGCGGTGTCGTTGTAAGTTCAGTTCAAAAGGAAAAAACAGACACATTCAAATATATGCTTATTGAGGCATTGAATCTACATGTTTTGAAGGAAGTGTATGGACCAGATAATGTATCCGGTGATCTGTCATCAGGAATTACCATTAAGGCAAACTCAAAAGAATTACCACATCACTGTCTTGTTATCGAAACAGTCCTAAAAGGTGGTGTACTTAAACGTATTGTTATCCCTTCAGGAAAGGTAACTGCTATCGATGAAATCACTTATAACGATGGAAGTGTTCTCGGATATGGTACGACAGTAACTGCCTTCCCTAACGCTGCTGACGACACACACTATGAATACATCAAAGGAGCTTAACTATGTCAAAACAAAATCGCAAAAAGAAAAATAAAGAAGCTGCGCCACAGATTAAAACAATCCGTGGGGTGACTTCGACCGGATTTGCTTTTGAAATCACAAAAGAACGCTTGGAAAACTATGAGTTGCTTGAAGCAATCGCTGAAGTAGATACAAATCCGGCAGTTTTACCAAAAGTGGTAAAACTCATGCTTGGTAACAAATCCGAGGATTTGAAAAACCATGTGCGGACTGCAGACGGTATTGTTCCTTTGGATAAAATGGGAGCAGAAATTAGTGAGATCTTTACAAGTCAGAACCAGTTAAAAAAATAGCGCTCCTTGCTAGAATGATTCAAACAGATGAAGATGCTCTCATTTGTGATTTAGCTGAAACATATGGGATTTTTGATTATAGACAGTTACCTGTTGACCAGGTAGCTGTCTTTGCTTTTGGTTTGAGAGATGATTCACGGATCAAACTAGCAATGACCAATAGCAAAGTTCCTTTTGAAACCTTTTTGCTTGCGGGCGTGCTTGATAGGCTTTCTGCTCTTGTTTGGTTTAAAACAACAGACGGTCAGAAAGGAATCAACAAACCATTAATGGTTGCAGAGGAGCTGGCAGGTAAAACTAAAGCTAAAGAAAGTAAGGAGATGATCTTTGATTCTGGTGAGGACTTTGAAGAATATCGTCAGCAAATTCTAGAAAAGATAGGAGGTGAGGATTAGTGGCGACAGAAATAGCACAAGCTTATGTACAATTGATACCATCAGCCAGAGGTATTACTGGTAAAATCCAATCAATCCTCGATCCTGAAGCGAGTGCAGCAGGACAAAGTGCTGGACAGTCATTGGGTTCTAGTCTTGTTGGTGTTATGACAAAGGTTATTGCAGCAGCAGGAATTGGCAAGGCCTTTTCGGCAGCAATCAGTGAAGGTGCAGCGCTTCAGCAATCGCTCGGAGGTGTCGAAACCCTATTCAAAGGTTCTGCTGACAAGGTGAAGGGATATGCTAATGAGGCCTACAAAACAACAGGTTTGTCAGCTAATGCCTACATGGAAAATGTGACAGGCTTCTCAGCTAGCCTCTTGCAATCTCTTGGTGGTGACACTAATAAAGCTGCTGAAACAGCAAACATGGCCATGATTGATATGTCAGATAATGCGAACAAGATGGGTACATCTATGGAGAGCATTCAGATGGCTTATCAAGGATTTGCTAAGCAGAACTACACCATGCTTGACAACTTGAAGCTTGGTTACGGTGGTACAAAGCAAGAAATGCAACGGCTCTTAGCTGATGCAGAGAAACTGACGGGTGTTAAGTACGACATTAACAATCTTTCGGATGTTTATAATGCTATCCATGCTATCCAAGAAAATCTCGACATCACTGGTACAACTGCCAAAGAGGCAGCATCTACTTTTAGTGGTTCTTTTGAATCCATGAAAGCAGCTGCTCAGAATGTGCTAAGTAAGATAGCAATTGGTGAAAATGTAACGCCAGCTTTGCAATCACTGTTAGAAACTACCAAAACCTTTCTATTCGGAAATTTCTTACCGATGGTTGGCAATATCTTATCAGGGCTAGGTGTTGTTTTAACACACGGACTCAGTGATATTGCTTCTCAACTTTTCGGAGATGCTTTTGGTAGTGCTGTTTTTGATCAAGTTGCACATGTGACAGGTATTTTCGAAACTTTCTTTGATATGATCTTTGGGTCTATGGATAAAGAGGGGAATTTTGAGATATTAGATGCACTTGGTTTTAGCGAAGATGCAGCGAACCAAATTATCAACATAGCAGACAATATTCGAGTTACTTTTGAGAACATTGGTTCTGCAATCGGTGATGTATTAAGTATTATTGGGGAATTCGTTGGTGATCTTTTAGGGATCAAAGATGGAGAGCAGGGAGTAAACCTGCTAGGTTTCGCATTTGAGACATTAACGGGATTTTTAAGAGAAGCTTCAGGGATCATTAAGGAAATTACGAGTTTTTTCAAAGAAAATCAGTTAGCAGCAGATTTGCTCAAGTCTGCTGTAGTAGCTCTAGGGATTGGATTTCCCGTTGCTAAAATTGCTACATTCGTTCAAGGTTTAGGTGGGCTACCAGGAATCTTTACAATTGTTCAGACGGCAATTTCAGGATTTGCGACTTCAGCAATGGCTGCTATTTCGTCAATTCCTCTTGTTGGGTGGATTGCAGCAGCAGTTGCTGCATTGGCTTGGTTCTTCACGCAAACAGAGACTGGGAAGGCAATTCTTCAAGATTTCATGTCTTGGCTCTCTGAGACGTGGTCAGCGATCGTTCCAATTTTAACTGAAGTATGGAATGGTATGGTTGAAGCAGCTACTACTGCATGGAATGCAATGGTGGAATTTGTAACTCCAATCATTCAATCAGTTGTTGATTTCATTAAAACAATCTGGAATGATATTTATCAATGGTTCGATGAGAACCAAGCACTCATCCAGGAAGTCTTTACTATATATTGGAATGCGATTCAAACATATATTCAGACGATTATGTCGGTGATTCAAGTTATCATTGAAGCATACATGAATACAATTGGACCTTTCATCGAAGCAACTTGGAATAATATTTGTACAGTAGTTGTCACAGCCTGGGAATTCATCAAAAATAGCATTCAAACGGTTATTGATGTTATCCAGGGAATTATTAAAGCTGTGATGTTAGCTATTACTGGGGATTGGAGTGGAGCCTGGGATGCAATAAGAGGAGTTGGAGATACAATTTGGAATGGAATTGTTAAGAATGCACAAATTATATTTAACGGTTTTGTTCAAATATTATCTAACATTTGGAATATAATTTCTTCTGTTGCAAGTTCTGCATGGGAAGCTTTAAAATCTAGCGTACTAAGTATCATTGACGGTATGGTATCAGGGGCACAGAGTGCATGGGATACTATGTCTAATGCTGTCTCTACTCTTGTAAGCAATGTGACTGGATTCTTTGATCAGTTGTGGAACATCAACCTCTTCAGTGCTGGTCAAGCAATCTTACAAGGCTTCTTGGATGGATTGCAGTCGGTATGGTCTTCTGTAACTGACTTCGTTGGTGGTATTGCTAGCTGGATCGCAGAACACAAAGGTCCTATCGAATATGACCAGAAATTGTTGATTCCTGCTGGTAATGCAATCATGAAAGGGTTAGACCAAGGGTTGCAAGAACGTTTCAAGGATGTGAAGCAAACTGTCGGAGGTATGGCTGGTGAGATTGCGGATGTATTTTCAGGGGATAGTCTGGATTTGAATTCCTCTTCCTCAGTTACAAAAAGTCTTGAGGCACAGTTAGCTATGCCGTCGTCTCAATTTGAAGCGCATGAAAATAAAACCGTGTCTGAGATAGCGATTCTGAGGGCAAGTATGGAGAAGATCCTTACTGCTATCCTTGAAAAATCGTCAGACGTTTATCTGGACAATGATATTATCTCACTAAAAACATATGAACAACATGGTGCAATTTATGCAAGGGAGGGAATTTAATGGATTATATGATCATCAATGGTTTTAACACCTCAACCCTTCCTGGTTGTGTTGTCACTGACTTTGGGAAAGTTGAGGCTGCTAAACCGAGAGGGGAGGTAGCCAACCTTCACGGAGTCAATGGTAGTTACCGTGTATTGGACGGTTCTTTCGACAGTTACGAAAGGACCTTCATTCTTCATGTTAAAAAAATGGTTGAGATTTCAAGTATTCTTGATAAGTTTCAATCGAATGATAACGTTTTGGAATTTAGCTATCAGCTTGGCTCATTGTTTTATGCTAACTTCGTGACTGCTAGTTTTGAACCTTTTGGGAATCATGCTTGGAAGTTAGAAATCAAGTTAGACATGCAACCCTTCCGTTATCAAAAAACTGTAGAACCTGTGGTTTTGACTGCATCTGGTACAATCACTAATCTTGGGACGATTTATTCCGAACCAATCATTGAGGTTGAGGGAGATGGTGACATCTCTCTTACGATTGGTCGTAAGACCATGTATCTTACGATTAAGACCAAGGCTACGATCGATTGTAGGCAAGGCAAGCAGAATATCTACAACGCTACTGGTGCAGTTCAAAACACACTTCGGAAGCGTGGAGGATTCTTGGAAATTCCGACTGGCAAAGTCGGAATTTCGTTTACTGGAACCGTCCGTAAGATTACTATTCGACCAAACTGGAGGTATAAGATTTGATTTATTTAACAAATGGGAATATGCCTCTGAACGCAGCTTATGCGGATGAAATTGTTCAAGAGGATAATAGCACCTACCAACTGAGCTTCCGATTTCCGACTTCGGATTCCTTATGGGAGCAGTTGAAGGAGGAAGCGTTCCTAACGGCTGATGACCTTCACGGTGAACAGGATTTTGTCATTTTTGAAGTAGAGAAAAAGCATGGATATATTCAAGTGTATGCGAACCAGGTGTTCACTCTCTTGAATAACTATGTGGTCAATCCGATTTCTTTGGATAGGCAGACTGGTTCGACTGCCTTGAGTCGCTTTGCAGGTAGCATCACTCGTGACAATCCGTTCTCGTTCTTCTCTGATATTGAAGATAGACACACCTTTAATATCGGTTCTAAGAATGCCATGGAGGCATTTGCAAAAGATAAGCACTCTATTATTGGTCAATGGGGTGGTGACCTGGTACGTCATGGGTATCAAGTTAGACTTTTAAAAAATGGCGGTTCAGAAAATGAATCGCTTTTTATGTATAAGAAAAACCTGTCTAGCTATCAGCACAAGACCTCTACCAAATCCTTAAAAACTCGGATTACTTTCATCGCGACAGTCAAAGGCGAGGGAGAGAAAGCACCTGATCGTACGTTCACAGTTACGATCGATAGTCCACTTATTAACAAATACAGTCAAATCTACGAAGATGTGATTGAGGTTAATGACCAAGACGTGAAAGACGAAGCAAGCCTGCGAAAATATGGTGAGCAGTATTACAGAACATCGCTTTGCGACATGATGGAAGATAGCCTTGAGATTGAGGTTGTCGGTCAGAGTGACGTGCCTGTACAGATGTATGACATTGTGAGCCTGTTTCATGAGGTCTACAATCTGGATGTGCGCAAGAAGATTACTAAATACATCTACTCGCCGATGGCTAAGAAGCTGAAATCTATTGGTTTTGGTCAATTCCAGTCTGGGCTTGCAAATGCGATTGGGAATGCAGTTAGTGATGCAGTTAAGGGTGAAGCTCAGCAACTTCAAAGCGATTTTGAAAGGCAGTTAGCCAGAGAACTCAAGAATGCTGACCTTGCATTTGAGCGTCATAAAGAAGAGTTGGTCAACCAATTCACAGATGGTCTCAACGCTACCAGAGCCAGAGCTGAAGAAGTCAAGCAAGAACTGTCTGACACTATTGACCAGCGCTTCAATAGTTTTAACAATGGCCCTCTACAAGAAGCCAAACGAAGGGCTGAAGAAGCCTTGCGAAACGCTGGCGCAAGTACCCTGCTTGCACAGGAAGCAAAGCGGATTGGTCTAGATTCTGTTGCAAAACTTGAAGAATTCAAGAGACAGGCTACGAGCGCTCAGACGGCTCTGTCGGGTGATTTGGATGTCTTGAAACGTACTGTCACAAGTGAGGTAAATCAAGCTTCAGAATATCGTAGAACGACCACTGAGGCTCTTAGTCGCATGACTGGCCAGATGGACGGATTTGCGACGAAATCAGAGGTCAGACAAGATGTGACTGGTCTGACAGAGACATTTGCTAAGCTTAAAACGGATACGAATAATTTGATTTCTGGAGCTAAAAACGAAATCACTCTAGCAAAAACAGAATTCAAGAAAACAGCTGATGGATTATCTGCTAAAATGTCAGCAGTCGAAAGCTATGTTGGGCAAGATGGTCAGCGACAAGAAGTCTTACAACGCTACGCTCGTGAAGAGAGCGCACGACAAGCGACAGCAGTCCGTGAGCTGGTCACAAGGGACTATGTAGGAAAAGCGAGTCATCAGGAAGATGTGAGAGCTATTGAACGTAAGTTTGAAGCTATCACCAACCCTCAAAACGGTTCGATTGCTACTCAAATTGCTAAGTACAAAATAGCAGTAGATGGACGACTTACTGAAATCACGTCAATGATTTCTGGAAAGGCTAATCAGGCTGACTTCCAGCGAGTTCAAGAGACTAGCAAACTGTATGAACGGATAATCGGTAGCAATGAGAATGACATCTCGAATAAGGTCGCTCGTATGGCATTGACTAACCAACTATTTCAAGTTGAGGTGAGTAAGTATTCATCTCAAGGTGGACCGAATCTTATAAAAAACAGCGGAAATCCACAAGATAGCAAAAACTGGGGATATTGGGAAATCGGCCAAAATCCTGCCATTCGTGTCGGAACACATGATTTTTTCTTTAAAAACAAAAGAAATCTATTTTATGTCAACAACAAAACTAGAGAGACTGTTCCCACCTCGACTATTCGCTTCTCTCTGAAAAGGAACACAAGTTATACAGTGGCCTTGACTGCATTCAATACCTGGAATATGAAAGGCGCGACTATCTATTTTCTTGGGCGAAAATCCGGCGAAAATCAGTCGTTTTCTAAAGTTATAACGTTGGTTGAGAATGTTAAGTTTTCATCAGACGAAGCTGTCAGAAAGAATTACACTTTTAGTTCAGGAGAATGTGACGAAGGCTTTATTCGCATTGATAATAATGGAACGAATGACAATCAAGAAGCGATATTACTATTTGGGGATGTCGATGTCTACGAAGGGACAGTGACTCGACCTTGGCAACCGTCTCCAGAGGATGATAACGAAGCCATTCGCACGGTTCAAAACCAACTCGCTGGCTCGTGGGCAGTTCAGAATCTAACCAGCGCAGGTTCAATCGTTTCGCAAATCAATGCGACTAACAATCAAATCTTGATTGAAGCAGAGAAGATTCGTTTGAAGGGTAAGACCTTACTAGATGAATTGACAGCTATTCAAGGTTACTTCAAGCGTTTGTTTGTGGGCGAGGGTAATTTCGCTAAACTGAATGCTGAGATTATCGGCTCAAGGACTATCACAGCAGACAAGCTGATTATGGACTCGGCTATGGCTCGGTTGTTCGTCTCAAGCGATATATTCACGGATACTTTAGCTGCTAAAACTGCCTTTATCAATAAGCTACGGTCTGTTGTAGTCTCAGCAACCTTACTTGAAGGTTACAAGGGCAAGATTGGTGGCTTCCAGATTGGTACGCATGACAAAGATCCAAGCACTTATTGGCTAACTGGTCAAAATCAATTTAAGGTTGGTATGGGAAGTGGTAATGGACGATGGGGCC